TTTGAAGAGGGCCTTATCTTGGGCCTCGTCTTCGTGCTTCTTGACCTTGCCACCAGTCTTGATGGCCTGAAGCGGCGAAAGGCGACCGGCCCTTGTACGGCTAAAGCCCATGATGTTGGCAGGGACATTGGCGCGCTGAGCGGCCTTCAACATCATGCCCTGAGCAGCAGCGCGAGGGTCAACGGGGTCCATCGGCCCGCCGTCAGCCTTGCATGTACGGCCACCAGACTTGTAGTTCTTGGCCTTGGCACGAGAGACGTTAGACAGGTTTTCCTGCTTCGTCTCAATAGAGCGCATTTCGCCCTCAGACGCGCCTTTCTTGCCTTCATGGCTTTCCGCTGGGCCAAAGAAGGTGCGGCCACCGTCCTTGCGCTTCATGCGGCCACCCTTTTTGTAGCCGCGCTCAAGGCGCTCTGTCTGGTCCTTGTCAAGAAGGTCTTCCGGCTGCGGCTCGCTTTTGCCACTCTGCGCATCTTCAAGGCGCTTGCGGTATTCTTCCGTTGTGGTCTGGTTGGACTGCTTGGCTTGAGCGCGGCCACCGTCCTCGCGCTTGGCGCGACCGCCGCGCTTCTTGCCGTCCTTCTCATCCTTGCCATCAAAAGCGCCAGCCAGAGCCGCTGGCCCAAGGCCGCCAAGGAGCCCGGCAGTCATGCCGCCGCCCATTTTGCCCGCGCGGCCACCCTTTTTCATGCCGCCGACATGCTTTTCGCCTTCACGGTCTTCGTTGGCGTCCTTCACATTGCGGTTCACCTTCGCCTTGGCAAAGGCGGTAGCTTCGCCACCAGACTTGCGGGGCTTGCGGTCGGCGCGCATCTTGACGGCCTCGCCGGAGACCTTGCCGCCCTTCTTATACGCGCGACGAGAGAGTGGGCGCATGCCAGTCTTGACATCGGCCTTCAGGGGCTCGGCAGGCGACCAGTCAGAGCTATCGACCTTGCCGACCTTCTCGCTGGTAAGGCTTTTCGCCTTATTGCGCATTTCAGAACGGGCCTTTTTCGCCAACTCACTCATTCGATTACTCCGAAGTAAACAGGGCGTCCCCTGCGCCGACGAATTTGGCATGCCACGCGGCGTTGGCATTTGACCGACAATATCACAAGTAAGCGATTAACAACAATTTAATGCCGGATCGCCCAAATCCTGTTGTCATAAGCGTACACAAACTTGAGCGTACCATCGCTAACCAAGGTGCATGTCAGGCGCTCTGGGAAGGCGAAACGGTGCATGATTTCAAAGTTCACGGGGTCCATGCTGACAAGCTCACCGGCAGATGTGCCAAACCAGACAAGCCCATCAATCAAGGCGGGCGACGAATGGATTTTCTCTCCAAGGTCCACGGTCCCGACAAGCTCTGCCCGCTCTATGTCGATAACGTACATATTGCCGTCCGCTGAGCCACAAAAGGCGAGTTTGCCAACGATAAGCGGACGCGAATAGTTGATGTCTCCCGTCTCAAGCTTCAGGTGAACAACGCCCGAGACAAAATCCCACACATAGATGGCATCAAATGCGCAGGCCACGGCTAGATTGCGCCACGCCGCGCAATGGTACTTGGTCGGGCCTCCCGTTTTGACGTGTGAGATTACAGACCCATTCTCAGGGTCAAGTGCGTACAGATCGCAGTCATTTGTGCCTGTGATGACAAACTCAACACCAGCAAAATCATGAACTATTGGCGAAGAGTGAAGCTGTTTTTGCGTAATAAGGCCCCACTTCTTGTTGCCTTGCATGTCCAAGCAAGCAATTTCGCCGCCGTTCTTCAGCCCGGAATACTCAAGGCCAATGTAAATCCTGCCATTGTGAATGCAGGGACTAGCGCCAATCCAATTGCAAAGCTTATTTGACCAGATTGGAACGCCTGTCTTGGCAGAAAGGCAGTACATTGATCCATCATAGGAGCCGAAATAGACGCATCCGCTCTCAACAACCGGAGACGATATTACGCCCTTGCCTGTCTTATCTTTTGTTTTGAATTGCCAGAGGATGCGCCCACAATTCTTATCTACGCCCCACACCGTCCCGCAGTCTGAGCCAAAGATGATGGTGTTCTCAAAAATAACCGGCGTTGACTTGGCTACGGCAAAATCCAGCTTTGGGTTTGGTGCAGCGAATGACCAAACAACGCTGTAATCGCTCTTCGGATAATGTGCCTGATTGAGCGTGAGACTGAAATCGCCCAACTCAAACATGGAATGCACTTCGATCCCATGTTTAACGCGCCACTGGACCCCGGCAATCGACTTGAAATCGACTACACAAAAAAGGCCAATAACCTTTACGCCTTCGTTTTCAAGCTTAATACGCGCTAGCTCTGCATTTTTGGCAGAATTTACAGCGTCATCTATCAAGACAACCGGCCTGCCATTAATCTCGCCTTCTATAATTTTGTTGCCCATATGCTTTTTGCGTTTTACGCGGACAATCAGGCCCGAAACGTCAAAGCCACGGCGCATTCCTTCCATGCAAATAGCCGCAACCATTGGAATGCCGGACATTTCAATGCCAGCAATCTGAAAATCGCCGTTTCCGTAATAGTCCCAAAACGCTACAGCTATTTCTTCGAGGTTTTTGCCTTGCAGCACAGCCGGGCGCATGTCGAAACTCCACGACATGCGTTTACCGGCTGAGTTCTTGAAAGAGTGACCTTCAGACGCCCTAAAGATGCAATTGGCAGCGATGTAGTCTTTAAGTCTGCTTGTCTGACTTGGCATTTTTTAGCGCGCTCCCGCTCAGGTATCCCTTCTCAACGAGAAGTTGAATAGCCTTATCAGGAAGCGTGACAGTTTTGTAGCCCTTCGCGCCGGAAATAGCCGATTTCTGCTTGTTTGCGGATGATGGTTTTGCCTTTTTGGCAGTCAGACGAAGTGCCTTGTCGATGTTCGGACGCTTGGCCTCTACGCGACCGCCGCGCTTTTCACCGCCGCCGCCATCACCACCACCGCCTTCGCCACCGCCCTCACCTCCACCCTCTCCGCCTTCGCCGCCCTCACCACCCTCTGAGCCGCCCTCACCGCCCTCTCCACCTTCACCAGCGCCACCTTCGCCGCCCTCACCACCTTCGCCGCCTTCTCCACCCTCGCCACCTTCTCCACCCTCACCGCCCTCTCCACCTTCACCAGCGCCACCCTCGCCATCACCATCACCATCACCATCACCGTCGCCGTCACCATCGCCGTCATCTGCACCCGGAGCAGCGCCGGGGCTTGCCGGTCCTTCGGGAGCGCCGGGAGAGGCTGGCCCCTCGGGAGCGCCGGGCGCAGCAGGGCCTTCTGTGGCTCCAAAATCGTCAGAACCCATGTCTGGCGCAGCAGCCTGAGCATCTGTGTCTGTCTGTGCATTAGCGTCTGTAGTGAAGTCGTCAGCCCCAAGGTTGGCTGTATCTGCGTCAACGTCCGCAGCCTCGTCGCCCTTCGAGGCATCGTATTCGTCCTGCGTCATGGCAGGGATTGTCAGAGACGCAGGGGCGTCTGTTGTGCCGCGATTTTCACCCTGCGGCCCCTGCTCTTGAGCTTGTGAAACATCTGGCCCAGCAAATGCGGGGACACCTGTTGCCATAGCGCCCATGCCGGTAACACCCGACCCCGGCACGCCACCCACGCCAGATGTGCCAAACGCGCCTTGCCCAGTGTCGCCAAGAGCCGAGCCAAGTTGTCCTGTGCCAGAAGATGCGCCAAAAGAACTTGATCCCAGACCGCCAAAAGCGCCCGATGTGTCGGCGGCTTGCCCAGTGCTGCTATCGGATGAAGCCTGCCCCGCAGACGTGCCAGCAGAGCCCGGAGACGCCCCAGATGCGCCAGCAGTGCCAGCGCCAGCAGAAGTGCCAGCCGATCCTGTTTCGCCGCCGCTATACCCGCCGTAAGCCCCAGTCGAACCGCCAAGGCCAGTCGATCCAGATGCCCCGGCGCTCTCGCCGCCCGGAGCGCCAGCGGTTGTCCCTCCAGCCGTCCCAGCGCCAGCATCGGTGCCCATGCCCGCACCGCTTTCACCACCACCACCAGCAGCGCCAGCTACACCAGCGGACGGAGACGGAGCGCCAGCGGATGCTGATGGAGCAATTGCGCCAGCCCCACCAAGGCTTGAGACCCCAGAATAGCTTTGTCCGCTCTCACCCGCCTGCTGTCCCACGGCGGCAGCTTTAGCGGCAGCCCTCGCCATGTCCTGCAACTTTTTGGCAGCGGTCGGGTTTTCAAAGAAAACATGCCTGCCAACCACTTGAGGGTTTTGTTTGCCAGTTGTGGGCGACATCCGCCCCTGAGCATTGGGACCGCGAAACTCTGTGCGCTGACCTACCGGGTTGTTCATTTCGCCGGACATAATGCCCTTTGAAATGGCGATAGCTTGCTCTGCCAGAGCCCTCGACTGAGGGTCTCGACTGTTGAGCATGTTGATGGCTTTTTGATTGTACCCGAGAAATTGGCTTGGCCGCGATACTTGAGCCTGTACGGTATTGCCGTAATTACCATAACCACGCGGCCCAGCAGCCGCGCGATTGGCAATGGCACCGGCAACAGCCATCATGCCCTCCTTGCCCTCACCCCGAGCTTCGCCAAGGAGCGTGGCCGCCATCGCATTGATGTCGCCCTGACCATATTGGCCATAAGGCCCGGTGCCAAAGCTCTGCGCTCCAGACTGAGACATCGGAGACGCATTCGGCGCGGGGGCATCTGGATCAATGGCGAGGGGCGCATTTGGCATAGCACTCCGCACTGAAGGCGCGGTTATGACGCCGATACCTTGATTGGCAAGCTGACCTTGAGGACCAAAAGCACGATCAGACGATTTGCCAAAATTAGACGAACTTGTTGACGTGTCATAGGCCTGAGCAGCCGTTGCCGCCGCCTTGGCAGAGGCCTGAGCCTGAGCTTGTGCCTGTTGCTGTGCAAACGCCCTAATGCCAGCGGTCGCGCCAATGTTGACAGATGGCGTCTGTGCTTGGGTTTGTGTTGGTGTAAATGTCTGCGCAGGCATAGTTACACCCGGAACAGACACGGACGGCGTAAATGTCGTTGCCGGAAGTCCTGTGTCTTTCGATCCCTTGTCAGCGGACGCGGAGGGGGTCTGAGACACGCCGGGGGTCGTGGCGTTCGGCGCAGAGATGGACGTTTCCGAAATAGCGGGCGTGGTGGCCGCACTCGTCGGAGCCGTAGCCGAGGACGTTGAGGATGGCGTTGTGGCAGAAGGAGTAGCAGACGGCGTGGCAGATGGCGCGGCCTCAGAGGGCGCTTGCGCCATCTGGCTTACGATAGCGGCAATCTGCGCATCGCTCAGACCGTTTCCGCTGCCCTGAATAATCCGACGAAGTTCTTCATCATCAGGAGCGCCGCCAAGGGCATACTTGCGGCGTGCCAATGAGCGCGCCAACGTCAGAGCATTGCGGATGTCGGCGCTACGGGACATTTCAGCCCTTCATGATGAGGTGGTGAATGATTTCCAGAGCCTTGTGTACCGCATCCGGCTTGGGGGAACCAGTACGCCCGCCAGAGGCGCGGCCTTCACCCATTTCCATGCGGGCCTTGTCAGCGCGGAAGAAGTCAGAAGCAAGTTCAGGGTCGCCCCAATTGACCTTCTTATCTTCGCGGACCTTCTGCCCTGTTGACTGATAATCACCGCCAAAGATGTTATCCAGAAAGCTTGAGCCAGTGGATGGCGCTGTGCGTTGCGGAGGCGTCTGGACAGTTTCGCGGCTGGGTTGCGTGGCCGCACGCGCTGCCTGCACAACGGGAGCCCGTGCCGGTGCTGATGGCATGCGGTCAAATCCACCAACAGGCTGCTGAGTATCTGCCATCCTGTCAAATCCGCCGACCGGCTGTCCCGTTTCGCTTGGCGCAGAAGGTGCGGAAGCAGGCCCCTGATTGGCAGAACGCGGAATAAGCATTGATCCCGCAGCAGCAGCGCCGAGACCGCCCATTGCGGCGATAAGTGGAAGATCGGTCGGCCTAAAGCTTGTAGTTCCAAGCGCGGGGCCTTCCCACGGGCGCGCAGCAGTCGAACCAGCGCCGCCTTGGCGCGACGGAAGCGCGGCGGGAACGCCCGGAGGCGTGTAGGGGACAAGCTCGCGCCCTGTCGTTTCAAGAGCGGGTCCGACCTCAGCGCGCACAGGCTGGGACGGTGCTTGGCGCGGGGCCGTTTCTCCCGCCATGCGATATTCGCCCACGGCGCTGGGACGCCCAGAACGCTCAGCGACAGGCCCCTCATCTGCCATGCGGGCAAGCTCTGCGGCGCGGACATCCGCTTCGGTCTGTGCCGGGAGGCCGAGAGCGCGGCGCTTTTCAGCTTCCGTCATGCTAGACCACTGAGCGTTGCGTTGAGCGCCGACATCGGCAGCAGAGCCAGTAGCGGGGCCGCGTGGAAGGTCGGGCATAGAGCGGGCGCGAACATCGGCTGCGGGCGGCAACCCAAGGGCTGTGCGTTGTTCTTCCAAAGACAGGGCCGGGGCGCTCGCCGCGCGAGAAGCAGCAGAACCCTCGACTGGTCCGGTTTCCACCGGGCGGCGCAACATAGCGGCGGTCTCTTCTGACGGCAGACCGAGGCCAGCACGGCGCTCATTCAGCGTAAGCATGGGCTCATTTGCCGCACGGGAGGCAGCAGAGCCGGGAGCATAGCGAGGGGCAGGAAGGGCAAGCTGCGCCTCTCTAGCCGGAGCAGACGCAGCGCCAGCGCCCTTGGGGCCGATTGGCAGAACTGAAGTTGCCATAAGCTCAGAGCGGGCGAAACCTGACATTACCTCGCGATACGCAGCCTGAGCAGCCTCGGGCGAGCCTCCCTGTGCCAAGATGTAATTGGCAGCGTCCTGCGCGGTCTTTTCATGAAAAGCGCGCCTAGCTTCAAGAACCTTGGCAAGAGCGTTTGTACGAACCCATTCTTGTCCCGCCTGCCAATCCGGATTGGCTTCAGGCTCGTTGAGCGGCATGCGTGTTGTGATCGGACGGCGTGCCATTATTGCTCTCCGCTCTGCTGGTCGTTTTGAGCAAGCTGCTCAAGTGCAGGCTGGATAAGCGGCTGCACCATACCGGCGCTTTCCGGATGGACGACAATGTTTTGGGCCAGATCGAGAAGCTGAATGCGCTCTTGTGACAGACGCTCCTGTTTCTCGTTTTCGACTTCCTTGCTGTAGTTGTCGATGTCGTGCGTAACCTTCATCTGGTTAAGCTGATGCTTGTCAGCATCAAGGCCCATGCGGAACTGGCTTTCCTGAGCGCGGGTCTGGCTGTCCAGCATGCGCGCATCCGCATTCGTCTTGTCGGTCTGGGCCTTGGCCATCTTTTCCAGAAGCTCTGGTGGCGGCTTGCCTTGGGCGGACGGCGGCACCATGAACTGCTGAGCGTTGTTCCAGCCCATAGCTTGCAGCGCTGCCATATCGACGGCAATGGGGTCATACATCGAAGGATTAGCGGCCTGAAGCTGCTTAAGGCCCATGATTTTCATGATCCGCTGGGCGAAGTTCGCCGTATTTGGATCAGCCTGCGGGATCAGGTCGTAGTCATTGACTGCCTTTACAAAGTTTTGCTCATTCCAGCGGCCCTGCGCGGTCTTATTGCGCTTCCAAAAGCTCTCTGGATTTTCCTTGAAGCACTTGGCAATAAGCTGAAACTCTTCAGCCTGCGCAGCGTGAAGGCGCTTGTGAACAGCGTTGAGAACCTTCGTCGCCTGCTCAATCATGGCCAAGGTTGTGCCAACGGGCATTTCTGTTTTGCCCTCGCCAACTTGCTGCTCACTCGTCCCGCCAATCCTCATGCCTGTTTCGGCCATGCTGTTGACAAGGTTCATGAGCGCGTTAGACGGCTCCTTGTACGGAAGCGGCATCACAGCTTGCGTGATTGGCATTCCGCCCGTCTTCACCAGCGCGCCACCCCCCGGAGGCACCCGGAAGATGTTTGTGTTTTGGCGTGCGCCTGTGTCTGCCATCAGGAAGCCGGGGAAATTTGCATACATTCCCGCGTCGAGCATTTCGCGCCACGCAGCCGTGATCGCGTTTGTCGTGTTTCCGAGGATGTGAAGAAGGCCGATGTCGTAAAAGCCCAAGCCGGGAACAAACGTGTACTTCACAAAGTTCACGCGGGCTTCCGGAAGGTCTTTTGTGTCCTCGTCATAGTTGCGAACAATGGAAAGAACCGTCCGCGTCGAGACATCAATGGTCACGCGGTACGGAACCTCAAGGCCGGTGATCTTGCCCTTCAGTTTATGCTCGAAACCGGGGATGTCCAACTCGCAATAGCACTCATAAATCTCCCGGTCGCGGTCTTCAGCGCGCATTTGCGTGTCAGAAATGCCTTGCTGAGCGCGCTGCTCAAGTTGAGCGCTGTCATAAGTGATGGGCTTGGGCGGCGAGAGGTCAATATCACGATAAACTCCAAGAATTTGGAGCCTTTTGACCGTAGATGGCTTCATATAGACGCGATGAGTGACGCGCTTGGCATTTTTCAGGTCTGTTGCGCTGTTGTTGACAATAAGATCGTCAGCATCGACGCTTTCGCTGGCCGGGCGCGACCTCAGGGGGCAAAAATAGACCTTCTTGAAGCTTGTCCCGCCAAAACCAAGCATCAAAAGCATCCGGTCGGTGTCCGGATAGTATTCTGGGGCTGTTACTGTGAGGTAATGGTTGAAGTCTTTTTGATAATAATTTGCCAGCATGTCCTGCTGAAGGTCAGCAGCGTTACTGTCATTGCGAATTTTGACAGGACCATCTGTCGGAAGAAGCTCAGAGCGCGCGTTTGCTTGGAAACGAAGCACAGCCTCAAGCAAAAGAGGGTGCCGAACGCGAGACATTCCCTCTACAGGCGCTCCATCCGCACTTGAGCCAAGGCCGGGAACCTCGATTTTGAGGCCCAGAAGCTTGATGCCAAGAGCGCGGTCCTCAATCCAGTCCTTGCGGCTGTCAATATCGTCGTCAATGGCGCGCAGAAGGTCATCGGCAATTGCAGAAAGATCGCCTTCCGGAATGTCTTCCGCTAGATTGTCAAACCAGCCCTCTTTTTTCTTGCCTTCAGCCTCTCCGATTGGCTTTCCATCAAGAGAAATTGTCAGAGAACCGTCCGGATGTTCAATCTTAAGCAGATTGCCACGGTCGTCGTACTGATTTTTGTCATCGCCTTCGATGATTTCGATAATAACATCATCCTTGGCAACAGGTTCAGGCTCCGGGGGAACCAGACGGATGTTCGGCTTAAGCCCCGGTGTCATTGCCATAGGTTATTCCTTTTCGGAAATCAGCTTGCTAATTTCTTCAACAAAGCGGCGGATGCCTTCCTGAGCCGCAATTGTATCAGATTTAGCCCTGATTTCATATATCCTAACGTAATCATGAGGCTCAACGCCCCACGCCTCGACACGGAAATTGCCAAGCATGACGGGCGTAGCCGGTTTGATAACGTCAACTACGGCATTGACCAAAATGCGTGCCATTTTTTCCTCAGACTGGGTACAGCGGCGGGGGCGGGGAGCCCTGATAACGCATACTATACTCGACTTCAGCCGCCCATTCCACGCTTCTTGTCAGCAGGCCAGCGTCTCTTAGATGCCTGATTGCCATAGAAACCGTGTCAACAAGGTCGTCGTGCTTGCCTTTGGGAAACTGGGCAACCTGATGGATAACCATATCCGCCCACATGCGGCTTGGGGCGTAGATCATGCCCTCAGCGAATAGGTGAGCGACCGAGTGCAGCCGTGAGAGCTTATCCTGACGCTTGGGGTCAACAAGCTGGACCGCAAATGGCTCGTTTGAATAGAGCCTCCGGATTTCCTGAGCCACGGAATGCCCGGCTGCCTTGTTCTCGATCAGCAAAACATCTGGCGAAATCTTCATTCTTTTGAAGGTGGAGACCACTTTTTTCACAAGTTCATGGATTTCAAGCCGCTCCTGCCATGCGTTCATAAGCATGATTTGAGGGAAGCTTTCTCCTAGAGAGCCATTTTGAAACTTAACCTTAACAGCCTCGTCAAACAACGCAGCAGCGTCTTCGCGCTCAATAGCCTTGCCATAAGCATTGACGTATTTATTGGCATAGCTTGCGCTATCTCCTGTGAAAACACCCCAGATTGTCATGGCAGAATAATCGTTCTCGGTGTCCTTGGTGTACGCTGTATCGAGCGAGGCAATAATGTACGACATTTCGGGGAAGCCCGGCTTGTCCCAAGGCTGCCACCAGTCCGTCTTGATGATGCCGCCGCCCTTTGGCGAAGGACGCTGTTGAAGCTGCCCCGCAGAACTCCACGGACCAAGCTGCTTTTCCAGCAATACCACTTCCTTTTCAGACATGCGCTCGTCCCAAAGCAACATGCCTTCGCGGCGCTCCAATTCTTCCGCAGCAGCCTCGTCCCTAGCCAGACGGTTTCCGTTTTCGTCAAGCTCTATGAGCGGAACGCCTTCCTCATCGCACCCACGCGGGTCGTTCCAGCCGATTGATGTGACAGAGTGCCTTTGCCACTCGTAGCGCATTGGCAGGCACAGATGCGTCCAGTCTCCAACATCCTTGGACAGAATGTGCCCGGTAAGGTCTTGCTCAGAAAGGCGCTGCTGGATGACAATGAACGCGCCTGTCTTTGGATCGTTGAGGCGGGTTGAGATTGTGCCATCCCACCACTCTGTTGTGGTGAAGATTGCTGCCTCGCTAAAGGCCTCGTTCGCAGCGTTCGGGTCGTCAATGACGATGATGGAGCCGCCTTCGCCAGTGACACGGGCTTCGACTGAGGTGATAAGGCGCTCGCCGCCCTCTGTGTTTGAGAAGCGCGTCTTTGTGCTGTTGTCTGCGCTAAGCTGGAACCTTTCGCCCCACATGGACTGATACCACGGGCTCTCAATAAGGCGGCGGCACTTCACGCTGTCGCGAAGAGCAAGGGAATGTGCGTAGGATGCGTGTAGAAGCTGCACGCCGGGTCCTGATGTCGGCGTGTTCCACGGCTGAGCCCAAACCCAAGCCGGGAAGGCCACGCTTGTTATGGACGATTTGCCCATACGCGGCGGGATATTGATGATAAGTCGCTTAATGTCGCCGTCCACAACGGCTTGTAGATGCTCAGCAACAGCCTCAATAGGCCAACCATCTGTGAATGGGCTTGGGTCGATAAACCTCCACGCATTCTTGAGAAATGTGTAAAGACTATCTTCGCAATCGGCGCGATCTAGCTCCAGAATTTGCTTTTCAACATCAAGCTTCTGGCCGTCCAGATCAAGGATTGTCATGCTTACCTCAGATGCTCAGGCAATGGCCGTGGCACGCCACTAAATGCCAAGTACCTTTCTTGAGTATAAACATCTTCCCAGCAGTTTAGTAGTGCAGCTTTTTCCCTGTGAGCGTCTTTTGTATAGACAAGATCACCATCAGGCTGCTCGTAGCAAAACCCGTTTTCGTCATCCAACTCTGGACGCCTGAGCCAGCCGAAGGTGTAATGAAACCCGGAGCATATCAGCCTGTCTTGCATTTCGCCGCTCGCATCCATTTTCTTAAATCGGTCCTAAAATTTAATTTTGCCCGCCGATCTGATGGCGTTGAAGGGCCGATAAATGTTTTTTGGCAATCAAGGTAGGCTATCTTGTACGCCGTGTGACAGCCATTGGTTCGGCTTACATTGAGAACAAGGCACCCCTCATTCTCAATGAGCTTTGACATTTCACGCTCTAGCTTACCCATTGAGCCCCGCTATTAGGCGGTAAATTTCCTCTTTTTCTTCGTGGACCCGCCCTTTTTGCCAGAAGAAATTGCCAATTCTTTGTTGACGCTGAACGAACGCTTGTCCTTGGGAACAGACTTACCGCCCTTGGCCGCAATTTCACGCACCCGCTCAAGGGACATGCTGGCAAAGCCACGCTTGGACTTGGGCTTCGCTGTTTCTGTGGCTTCCATACCAAACTCCTAAAATGGTGCCGCCAGTAGGACTTGAACCCACAACCACCCGCTTACAAAGCGGATGCTCTACCATTGAGCTATAACGGCTTCCATTTAAGCTTGGCACTTTGTTGACAAACTGTCAAGCAAATCAGGTGCAAATATCTTCCGGCTTTCGTCCGCTATGAAGCGCCGGGGCCACACTGAATTTCACTCTCATGAGAAAAACCCGCTGGTCCCTCAAGACCTTAAGCGCCTCTACTTGGGCATTTGCTTTTGCCAAAAAGCTAATCCTTTCTAGCTCTCCACCGCTTCCTGCGGAGCATTTGCATAGCTCAAGAATGCCCTCACGTTCGCGAATGGACCGCTCCACCCGCTCAAGCATGTATTTACGCGCGGCTTCGGCGGTATTTTCGGAAAGATTTATAACGGCGGGTATTTGACACATATTACTTCTCCTAGCTTTGCTATTCCATATGGAGCATTAATCTTGGCTTTTTTCTTCCTCAGAGCTTTGCCAGCCATACCACTTGTTAAGTGGCTTTGAGGCTCTTCGCTGCGGTCCTGATTTTTGAAAACCGGCGCTTTGGATGCGTCCAGATGGCTTGGTGATGCCAAGGTGTCGCTTCTTCACCCTATCCGCCTTGCGGAGGCCGGGCATAAAGTCTTGCGTCTTAGTCTTGTGACATGTTTTGCAAAGAACTTTGCAGTTTTCGAGAGAATTATCGCCGCCATACGCGCACTCGCGTATATGGTCATAGTCAAACTGCCCCGGTAAGAGGCGCGATCCGCACCCCTCACAAAGACCATTGGCCCTAGCAAAAGCTAGAGCCATTGTCTTTTTTGTAAATTCTTGGCGGCCCGTCACGCCTTGATGCCAATTTTGCGAAGCTCTTCCTCGATATCTTCATCTGACATCATTGCTTGCTTTGCCTTCACCTGATCCCTTGCGCGGTCCCAAACTTCAATTCCGCGCTCAAGTTTTCCGCGAAACTGCGCCGCAACAGCATCGACAAGGAGCCGCTGTTTTGTCTTGTTGTCAGAGGAATAGGTCAGGACGGTTGCTGCCGTTGCCTCAAGCAAGGATGTGATGACATCAGACATCGCGTCAGGCCCCTCTGTCGAAGCTTCGACCATATGCCGGAGAACCACCTGTTGAAGCTCGTCATTGAATTTCTTATTCATGGCACTTTCCTTTGCTTAGCCAAGTTGTTTGGTGGCTGCGATCTAAACTTAAGCGTATTCCATCTTATGGTCAAGTATTATTTCTCCCCATTTGCGAGAAGGGCGCGGGCGGCGGCACGGAAGTGGCCGAACGTGAACCCGAAATTAGTCAGGTTGTTGACCGGCATGCTGTCTGGCGATGTGACCCAAATGCTGTTGTCGTGTTCATCGGCAGCGACCCATGCATCGCCAAGTTCAGCGAACGGGCGCAACGCCTCCCGCAGCGCCTTGTTCTCGGCTTCCAGCGCGGTGATGCGGTCGGCGGCTTCATCGCAGTTGCATTTGGTAGCATCGCAGCAATGTTTAGAACGCAGCCGCTTCACCAACTCACTCATCAGTTACCTCCCTGATTTCAACGCGGATGACGCGGTGAGGGGCGTCGTTAGGAAATTCTCTATCAAACGCTTGTGCAATCTCCTCAATGTAGCTGTTGTTGGGGCAGCACGAATTGGCGTTGATGTTCTTGTCCTTATCCACCACAGCCCACGCGCGGACTGGCTGGACGGAGGGGGAGGGGTCAGTCAGGACGGGCCAATAGTCCACATTTATATTCTGGACAATCTCGTCCTCGCCTGCTTCTTCTTCGTCCCGGATGTCGTTAATGTCAGCCATCACTTCACCTCCTGCGTAGGGATGGGGATGGCGCGGATGAGGCTTTCCGCATATTCGCAAAGTTGCGATGTTAGATCAGCGTCAGCGATTTCGCCGTAACCAAAACTAAGCCATGCAATCTTTGCTTTCTTCGCAGCCTCCTCCCGCATCGCCTCTGCGCGTGCGTCGGATGCTGCAATCGCCTCGTCGCGCTGGCGCTCGGCGCGTTCTGCTTTCTCACCATGCGCTAGGCAGGCTTGACGCCATTCGTCGCGCTCTTTCTCCGCCGCTTCGGCGCGGCGGTGTTCATCGGCAAGCTGCATCGCCATTTGCCTGTTTGCGTCATTTGCAAGGTCAATTTGCTGACGGATAAGCTCCAAAATTTCCTCTGCCCTTTCAAGGCGACCAAGCACTTCATGCACCGACATATACAGATCATCCTTGCTCATTGCTTGTCTCCGGGAATAGTTCGATTTGAGCCTTTTTGCGCATCTGCGTCATGACAGACTTAATGCCACGCATTGTCATGCCATGACGCTTTGCCAGCGTGCGGTATGTGTCGCCTGCCATAAACTGAGACCAGATCAGTCTGCGGCGCTCAATTGTGGCTGGCAACTTTGCCATTGTTATTACTCTCCGGCGTTGCCAAAACGGGCCTTATAGATTGTAAGCCTGACAGTCATCAGGAACTTCACCATTTCGGAAGCAGCTTGACGGGCCTTGCGCCGTGCCCATTTTTCAGAAAAAAATCCGTGAGATGCTATCCAATCTTTGCATGTCATAGCGGATTTGGCATATGGAGTTCCATCGCAGAAATCATGCCCTGTCATTTCTTTAACTGGGCACCCATCACAGCCCTCAGCCTCTTCCTTGCGGTAGGTCGGATGGTAAATCCGGCACAGAGGACAGGTGTTTGAGCCAAGAAAATAACCGTCAGGCGTTTCCGCCTTTGCGTTCATGAGCCACTTTTCGATGCTGGCATTCAAAGCTTGTTGTGTCATAGTTCCCTCTCAGTTTTTGTCAGAAGCTTCTGTCGCCAACAATGCTGCCTCATGAAGGCGCTGACGAAGCAAGTAGCCCTCCAGCGCCCAAATTTTGTTGCGTGCGTTCTCGTAGGCGATCTTTTGCCCGATAAGGGTGTCAAAATTTTCTGGTGAGGCCGCGGCGCTTTCGCCAGTAACGATATACCCGTTGCGCAGCTTTAGCGCGCATATCGTGAGCGTCGTCCCTTGGGGCTGAATATACATTGCCCTCTCGATAACAGCATCAATGTCTGCTGGCGTCAGTCGAGGCGCTGTCTTACCGGAAGCCTGAATGGCGGCTTCGGTTTCTTTTTCACTGGACATGCTTAAGTCTCCCGTTACAGAGAAACTTAAGC